GCCCTTTTGGAGACAGCATGTCCACCTCCTCGCTATCGTCCACGCCATCAGCTCGGCCCGTCACCGCGTGTCTGTCTCCGCGGTCCTCGGGGTTGCGCCAGCTGGTGGCGTGGGCGATGGCTGGAGGCGCGCATGTCGGTTGATGTCAGCGATTCGCTATCCTTCGTTGAGCTGCTTACTGGCTCGCCTGTCACCGCAATGAGCTGGCAGGTGTTCGACGACGACCCGCAGCGCCGCGACCCATCGCTCGCCTCAGTGCGTCACGGGTCTTTGCTTGAGGTCAGCTACCTGCTCAACCGCGCTAATCAGCAGGGATGCGGCGTATTCGTCACGGTCAACGAGACGGACCTGCGCGGTCGTCGAGCGGCGAACGTCACGCGCATCCGGGCTCTGTACATCGACACCGATGGCTTTGTGCCCGAGTCCTACCACCTGCCACCCACCTTTGTCGTCCGCAGCTTCAGCGGCGTGCATGCCTATTGGGTTTTGTCCGACTCGATGCCCCTGCACGACTTTCGCGACGCGCAGAAGCGCCTGATCCAGCACTACCGCAGCGACCCCAAGATCCACAACCTCGACCGCGTGATGCGCGTCCCCGGCTTCCTGCACCGCAAGGGCCAGCCTTTCGCGGTCAGCATCACCAGCCGCACTGACGCGCGCTACACGGTAGCCGAGGTCATGGATAGCCTCGCCCCACTCCCCAGACGCCCAGCCCCTCGCATACCACGCCGCGGCTCGCTGGCCGGTATCAACTGGTCCGAACTGGACGTCGTCGACATTTTCAGCTCGGCCGGCTTCTCGCCTCGCGACCTGGGCGGTGGCAAGTGGGCCGTCATCTGCCCATGGACGGGCGAGCACAGCCACCCAGACTTCAACGGCACGACCACCTCAACCGTCATCTGGGAGCGCACGGCCGGCAGTCCCGCCACCTTTCACTGCGCCCACGCGCACTGCGACGGCCGCAAGCTTGCCGACGTGCTGTCCCTCATCGGCTATCGGCCATCAGCCGCCGACGTGGCTCAGTGGCAGCTTGCCAAGGCGCGCGCGCTGTACGAGCGTACCCTCTCCGAGCAGGGGGTGTGCCGATGAGACCGTTGACCGACCTAGGCAACGCCGAGCGTTTTGCCGACCAGTTCGCCGCCGAGTACCGCTACATTGCCAGCCGCGACCAGTGGCGCCGCTGGACTGGCAAGGTCTGGGCGTCGGACGCTACCGAGGAGCGCTATACCGCCGCCCGCCTTGTCGCCCGCTCTATCCAACTGGAGGCCGCCCAAGGCGTGACGGTCGAGGCAATTAACGCAATCCGCAAGTGGGGCGACGCCAGCGAGTCGTTGCCGCGGCAGCGCGCCATGGTGACGCTAGCCCAAGCCGACCGCGCCATTGCCGCCACGCACCAGCAGTTCGACGCCGACGCCAACGTGCTGAACACGCAATCAGGCATCGTCGACCTCCGTACGGGTGAGCTGCGTCCGCATGACCCGACGGCTTACTGCAGCCGCATCACCCGCGCGGCCTATGCGCCTGGTACTGCAGCGCCGACGTGGGCCGGCCTCGTCCGCTGGGCTATGTGCGACGACGCCGAGCTGATCGCATGGTTCCAGCGTGCGGTCGGCGCCAGCCTCTACGGCCACCAGCAGGAGCAGATCTTTGCCTTCTGCTTCGGCGGCGGCGGCAACGGCAAAGGCTCCATCCTCAACGCCCTGCGGCGCATCCTCGGCGACTATGCATGCATCCTGCCCGGCGCCTTCTTTGAGCTTCAGCGCCAGAAGCCGCACACGACCGAGATTGCCGACCTCTTCGGCGCGCGATTCGCCGTGGGGTCCGAGGTCTCGCCATCGGCCACGCTCGACGAGGCCAAGGTCAAGGAGCTGACGGGCGGCGACCCCGTCAAAGCCCGACGCATGCACCAGGACAATGAGGAGCATGAGCCGACATGGACGCTATGGCTTCAGGGCAACAGCAAGCCCCGCATTCGCGGCACCGACCGTGGCATCTGGCGACGCATGCGGCTCATTCCCTTTCTTGCGTCCATCCAAGACGACCAGATCGACCGCGAACTGCCCAACAAGCTACTGGCCGAGGCCGACGGTATCCTGACGTGGGCCGTCGACGGCGCCCGCATGTGGCACGATGACCGGCTCGGCCTTTGCTCGGCTGTAGAGTCCGCATCGCTGGAGTACCGCGAGGCCGAGGACGTGGTCGGCCAGTTCCTCGACGACTGCTGCGTGGTGGACCCGTCCTCGGTGGCGTCCGTCCCCAAGGCCGAGTTTCGGCGCGCTTTTGAGAACTGGTGCGGCGAGAACGGCCTACAGCCCTTGTCGGTCAAGACGGTGGCCGACCGGCTGGCCAAGGCCGGAATCCGTGAAATGAAGTCGAACGCCACTCGCAGCTGGCGCGGCGTCCGTCTCGTCACCATCGACCGCGCCCCGACGTGGCGCCAATGGGAGGTGGAGTGATGCAAGCGCCGCTGATGTCCGATTCGCTCGCCACATATCCGATCGTCCGCTGCATTGCTTGCGGCGGTACCAACTTTGGAGACCCTGATCTCGCGATGCAATGGGCCGCACCATGCGTCGCTCACCTATCCGCGGTCTGCGATCACTGCCATACCGTCAACCACCTGCGCCTCGGCTTTCACCGCGGTCGCATTGAATTGTCCCAGAGGAGAACCAACAATGCCTAGCTATAGCCACGCCACCCTCATCGGCCATCTTGGCGCCGACGCCGAGCCGAAGCAAAACCTCACCCGCCTGCGGCTTGCAGTCTCGGTCGGGTATGGTGACAAGCGACAGACTATCTGGATGCAGGTGACGGCCTTTGGCAAGACGGCCGAGTTTGCCGCCCGCCTGCACAAAGGCGACGCCGTGCTCTGCGCCGGCCGTCTCGACCTCAACGTCTGGACCGACAAGCAGGGCGTCGAACGAAAGGACATCGTGCTCATCGCCGACACCGTGCAAGCCCTCGGCCCCAAGCAAACGGCCAGCGACGACGTGCCGTTTTGAGGTGATTCATGGCGCTGGAAATCGTGCCAATTAGCTTCCGTGAAGCCTGCGCGTTCATTGCGGAGCATCATCGACATCACCGACCACCTCGCGGGATGAAGCTATGCCTTGCGGTTGCGCAGGATGGAGAAGTTTGCGGCGTTGCAACGGTTGGTCGACCGGTTGCTCGGCGTTTGAATGATGGATGGACGCTTGAAGTGAATCGGTTAGCGACCGATGGAACCCGCAATGCTTGCTCCATGCTCTATTCTGCGGCATGGAGAGCAGTAAGGGCCCTAGGGTATCGCAGATTGATTACTTATACCCTTCCAGATGAGGGCGGGGCTAGCCTTCGCGCGGCAAACTGGAAGTTGATCGGAACAACAACCGGTGGAGGGTGGAATCGAAAAGAACGACCGCGCGTGGATCTTCATCCACTCCAAGCAAAGTTGAGGTGGGAGGTTGTCGATGCTATTCGATAAAGCTCAACGCAAGCTCTGGCGCCACGGGCTGCCGCGCTGCATGCACCTGGTTTCGCGGTATGTCCTCGTCACGACCGCGGCCGGTGCCCGCAGCATCCGGCAGCAATGCCTTGACTGCGGTTGTCTCGACTCGACGGTCTACAAGCTGGCCGACCATCCCGAGGCCGAGCCAGCCGACACTGCCGCTGCGGAGAGCTGGCAAGCCAAGCGGGACGAGGCCGGTCGCGCCGCGCAAGCCCTTGCCCAGCAGCGCTACGCCATGCGCCAAGCCGCCAAGCCTGCCGAAGCCGCCGACTGGTGGGAAGCTTATAGCGACTTCCTCCACAGCGACCAGTGGCAGACGGCGCGCGCGCTGGTGCTCCGACGCGACCGCGGCCTATGCACTGCCGGCCTACCCGGCTGCGAGCGCGAGGCCCGCCAAGTCCACCACGATGGCAGCCGAGCCTATGCGTATCACAACCGCATCGGCGCCACGCCGCTGTTTCTTCTGCACGCCGTTTGCGTCAAATGCCATGAAACGATCACGCGCGCCGACCGGGCCGAGCGGGGGCAGGCATGAGCTGGCGCGTGATCTGCGGGAATAGCCTCCACGTGCTCAAGGGCATGGCCGACGGCTCCGTCGACTCCATCGTTACGGACCCGCCTTACGGCATTAGCTTCATGGGCCGCAAGTGGGATTATGACGTGCCAAGCGTCGACATCTGGAGCGAATGCCTGCGCGTGCTCAAGCCGGGAGGCCACCTGCTCGCCTTCGCTGGAACCCGCACACAACATCGCATGGCCGTGCGCATCGAAGACGCCGGGTTTGAGATCCGCGACATGATCGCATGGGTCTATGGCTCGGGGTTCCCTAAGTCGCTGGACGTGTCGAAGGCTATCGACAAGTCGGCTGGTGCTAATCGGGAGACAATAGGCCGGGCCGAAAATTGGGGCGCATCAAAGGCGGCAGAAGGAAAAACCGCATTGGGGGATTTTGCTGGCGGCTGGAACATTACCGCCCCCGCCACCGACGCCGCCAAGGAGTGGCACGGCTGGGGCACCGCACTCAAGCCGGCCTTGGAGCCCGTAACCGTCGCCCGCAAGCCGCTGTCCGGCACCGTGGCCGCGAACGTGCTGGCGCATGGAACGGGAGCGTTGAACGTCGAAGGGTGCAGGGTGGAAACCATTGACGACTGTGCGAGGAATGCTTCATTGGTTCACGATACTGCCGCTGGCTTTGGTAAGGGTATGGCGATGGGAGGTCGTGGTCACGAAGCCGGCCGCTGGCCCGCCAACCTCATCCATGACGGCAGCCACGATGTGGTGGGGTTGTTCCCTGCAATCGATGACGAGTCCGCCGCCCGCTTCTTTTACACCGCCAAGGCCAATACCAAAGAGCGAGAGGTCGGCTGCGACAAGCTCACAAAGCATACCGCTTCCGAGCTGGTGGACCGCGAGGCTGGATCCGCCGGCATGGACAACCCGCGCGCCGGAGCGGGCCGCACGTCGAGCGGGCGGGGCAATACGCATCCGACGGTCAAGCCGGTCGACCTCATGCGCTACCTGGTCCGCTTGGTCACGCGCAAGGGCGGCACCGTGCTTGACCCGTTCGCAGGTTCTGGGACGACCGGCATCGCAGCTCTGCTGGAGGGCTGCGATTTCATCGGAATCGAGCTAGACCCGCACCACGTCGAGATTGCCGAGGCGCGCATCGCCGCCGCCGAGCGACGCGAGATATACGCCAGCCGCGACGGCTCGACCAAACTGAAAGAAGCCGGCGACGACCGGCAGATGGAGCTTCTGCCATGACACACTGCCCACACTGCAATCAGCCCCTGCCGCCGCCGCAGATCCGCTTTGCCGATCTGCATTGGCTGCGCGACCTTGCCCGCCGCGACCAGCCCGGCCCGACATGGAGCCAGCTCGCGCCAGACCACGAGGAGGCCGAGGATGTCTCGACCGACGATTGACCTCGCCATCATCGACGCCGCTTGCGACGCCGCCCGCACCCTCGAGGAGGCCGCCGCCGCCCTGGGCATGACGCTTGACGCGCTCAAGACGCGCCGCAAGCTAGCCTTTCGCGCCGACCCGTCCCGCGAAAAACGCAAGCGCGGTCGCAAGATAGGCTCACCTCGAAAAAAAACGACACAATAGTGTTGACAGGCTTGTTGAGTCGCTCTAAAGTGGGGTCATGAACAGCGGCTCGCAACGCCGCGGAGGTGAGACATGACAAGCAAAGTTGACCAGCTCAAGCTTGAGCGTATCGTGCATGTGCTCGACTGGTGCGCCAAGGAGTACGCCGCGCAGCGCATGCCGGCCAGCGTCTTCGGCGACATCGTCTGCTCCTACATGCTCGAGGCGAGCCCGGCAGGCCTGTGGCCGATGGTTTGCGCGACCATGATGGCGCGCGGGCACCGCATGTTCGCTAACATGCTGAAGAAAGAGGTGGCCTATGGGATGTAAACACGCCGACTGCATCACCTGCCGCGCCCAAGCCGCCGCTCGCAAAGCTGCCATGGTCGCTGACGCCATCAACGTCGCAGCCGTCGTCATCGGCCTGCTTGTCATCGTGGGCTTTTGCCTGCTGTTCGGGGGTGAGTGATGGATGATCGTGAATACCACCAGCTCGCCCGCCTGTCCGCTAGCGGCGCAAAAGTACTGCTAAAGTCGCCGTCGCGCTACCGCCATGAGCGGCTGCACCCGGCCAAGCCGACGGCCGCCATGGAGTTTGGGACGATGTTCCACGCGCTGGTGCTCGAGCCTGACGTCTTTGTCAGCCGGTATGCGCTGCTGCCGGGCATCGACCGCAGGACGAAGGAAGGCCGGGCCGCTTTTGACGCTTGGCAGGTTGACAACCTGGGCAAGACACCGGTCAGCGGCGACGATTGGGACCGCGTCCACGCCATGGCTCGGGCCGTCGAGACTTCAGGAGCCGGTGACCTGATGACCGGCGGGCGCATGGAGCTGCCGGTGTTATGGGAGCGCGACGGCGCTCCGCTGAAGGCCAAAATTGACTGCCTGACCTCGGGCCGCATCATCGACCTCAAGTCGACCTCAGTCGAGGACGAGGACTCGCTTCAGCGTGCGTGTTGGCAACACGGCTATCACATCAGCGCGGCAGCCTATCAGGAGGCCGCAGAGGTCCTGACCGGCGAGAAGCTGGGCAAGGTGTTCATCTTCGTCCACTCGACTGCGCCCCACGATGTCATCATCCTCGAGGCCGGCGAAGAGTTTATTGCCCGCGGCAAAGCGCTGTGGGACCGCGCGGTGCGTACCTATGCGGCCTGCGTCCAGTTCGATGATTGGCCCGGCATGGGCTCGACCTTCACATCGACAACACTCCAACCGCCCCGCTGGGCCTGAGGTCGTCATGGCAACGGAAATCGCAACCGTCAACGACAAGCTGGCGCTCGCGGCCAAGCTGGCCGACAGCTCCATGCTTCCGCAAGCCTTCCGAAAGCAACCCGCAAACCTCCTCTGGGCCATGGAATACGCCCGGTCAATCGGCGTCGACATGATGACGGCGGTCACGTCGATCCACGTCATCGAGGGCAAGCCCACCGCGTCGGCCGACCTTATCGCCGCGCTAGTCCGTAGAGCTGGGCACAAGCTACGCGTCTGGGGCGACGACCGCGAGGCCCACGCCCAAATCATCCGGTCGGACGACCCGCATTTTGACGGCTTCCACTGCGTCTGGACGATGGACCGCGCAAAGGCAGCCGGCCTTTCGGGCAAGTCGGTCTGGCGCAGCTTTCCAGGCGCCATGCTGCGGGCGCGCGCCATCACCGAGGTGGCGCGCATGGCCTGCTCCGAGGCGCTGCACGGCGTCATCTACACGCCTGAGGAGGTCGGCGCAGCTGTTGACGCGGACGGCGATCCTGTGACCGTTGCGACAACCGTTGTCGCGTCAGAGCACGATCCAAGCTGGGAGGCCGACCGCTCGCGCTTCTGCGCCTACTTAGGCGGGCGCGGCTGGGAATACGACCAGGTCGCCGAGTTCTGCCAGCAGCTTGGCAAGCCGCGGCCATCGGCAATGTCGAACGAGGCCCGCCACGCGCTGGTCCGTTGGCTTGACGGGGCTGGCGCCGAGCGTTGGGCGGCATTCTGCGGAACTGACGATGACGCTGCATCGTGACCTGCCAGCCCGCTGGCAATGCCTGCACTGCGAGCGCAAGGCAGTCAAGCGCAACCGATGTGGCACTCACTACGAGCGCTACATGCGCCACCGTATCCGGCCCGTGTGCCGGCTCGCGGTTCACCGCTACGCCCTGAGCGGTCGCTGCGTCGGCTGTCGGCGGGAGCGCATCACCTGAACCAGTTCGCCGCACGGTGCGGCGAGCCTGCCGGTACCGGTCGTCGGGCGCCAACCGCGGTGCCGGCAGTGCTTACGATGAAGAGAGACATGGAACCCAAGATTGATACTGCAATGCTACGACAACTTGTCGCCGATTGGCTACCCATTAAGCATGCCTATGGATGCGCGCCGCGGCTTGGTGCGGAAATCTGGTGCT